GAGGACAGCGCGCACATCGAAGGTATGTCGCAGGTGATGGCGAGCACGGTGTTCTACGGCAACGAGGGGGTGACCCCTGAAGCGTTCACGGGCTTGTCCCCGCGCTTTAACTCGCTGTCGGCCCAGAACGCGGACAACATCATCAACGCGGCTGGGTCCGGCGCGGATAACACATCCATCTGGCTGTGCGTGTGGGGGCCTAACACGGGGTTTGGCATCTACCCTAAAGGGTCGAAGGGTGGCCTCAGCATGGAAGATAAAGGCCAGGTTACGATTGAGAATGTCGATGGCGCCGGCGGCCGGATGGAAGGGTACCGCACCCATTACCGGTGGGATTTGGGTTTAACCATACGCGATTGGCGCTACTTCGTGCGCATCGCCAACATCGACGTATCTGACATGAACACCCTCGCTAACACCAAGAACCTTATTACTTGGATGGTCATGGCGTCCGAGCGCATCCCTAGCTTCGGCAAAGGCCGGGCAGCCTTCTATGTCAACCGCACCATACGAGAGAAGCTGCGTTTGGGCATCCTGGAGCGCGTATCCAACAACCTGTCGTGGGAGACGGTGGCGGGCAAGCGCGTGATGACGTTCGACGACATTCCGGTGCGCCGTACCGACGCGCTCATCAACGCCGAAGCGGTCGTGGCATAAGCCACGGCCCCTACACAAAGGACACTGCCATGATCTTAGACAAACGCCTCACTTTCACCGCCAGCCAGGCGCTGACAACCTCAGCCGCCTTGACCGATAGCATCGACCTGGGCGTCTCTGGCGTCCCTGGCCGCGACATCGGCCCCGGCTCGCCCATCTACTGGGAAGTCGTCGTGCTGGTGGCGCCCGACGGCACTACCGGCGACGAGACCTACACCTTCAACCTGGAAAGCGATGAAGACGTAGCTTTCGGTTCGCCGAGCATCGTGGCCACCCTTGATGTTCCTCGCGGCGCGACAGCCTCGCCGGTGGGCAAGCGCTACGTGGCCGTTATCCCGCCGATCATTAACAGCAACGAGCGCTACCTGCGCGTGGCCTACGTTGGCGCCGGCACCACGCCTACTATCACCGTGGCCTCGCACTTGTCTACCCAAGCCCCGCCGGCTTGGCAGGCGTATGACGCCCCTTTCCAAGCGTAACGTAGTGTAACACCACCCGGCCGAAAAGCCGGGTGCGGGTTGAAACAGAGGACAAGCGCATGTTGGTTAGAGTTCTGAAGACTTGCTTCACCGACGGCGCCTTGCGCGTGGCGGGGACCGAGTTTGACTGGTCCGGGAAGGACGCAAGTATGGGCAAGCACCTTGCGGTAAAGAGGGGCGAATCCTCTTCCGCGAAAAACGTCGTTGCGCCCCAAAAAGTTGTTCCCGCAAAAGCCCAAAGCGGATATGTCGATAAACACGACCTAGTATAGGCGTCATGCCGTATGGCACGGGCGGCATAGTTAGGAGCGCATAGTTTGGCGACCGAAGTTGATATTTCCAACATGGCGCTGGCCCATCTCGGCGCCGACGCTAACATCGCCAGTATATCCCCGCCCGACGGCAGTGAAGAAGCGGGCCACTGCGCCCGCATGTACCCGCTCGCACGGACCTATGTGCTGTCAGGGACGACGGCGTGGGGTTTCGCGAAGAAACGCGTACTGCTGGCTGAACTGGTCAACGATAGCCAGGACTGGACGTATCGGTACCAGCTACCGTCGGACTTTCTTAGAATACTGCACGTCATAGCGCGCACCAACTCCCAGACGGTATTTGGCCTGGCCGACCTTGAAGGCGGCAACGGCACCGGGTCTGTCACTCTGTATCCCGCCGGCGCCAGCGCGCCCTGTGTCATCGAGGGTTCTTCACTGTATACGAATGAGCCGGAGGCCGAGCTTCTGTATGTCTTCGACGTTGTTGACACCGGCGCGTTTCCGCCGCGCGTTACGATGGCCATAAGTTACTACCTAGCGGCGTTGCTGTGTGGCCCCCTCGTAAAAGGGGCCACCGGCCGCGCGTTGGCAGAGGGGTTCGTGGCGCTCGCCCTGAGCACGGTGAATGATGCGGGTAGTCTTGACGCCAATGCGTCCGCGGACCCACCGGTGGTGTTGCCCGCCTCTATCCGCGCTCGCGCGTAGAAAGCCGCATGGCCCGCGTAAAAACCCTAACGCACGCCTTTACGGGGGGTGAGGTATCCCCTGAGCTGTACGGCCGCGTAGACCTGGATAAGCGCAATATCGGCCTGGCGCTGTGCAAAAACTTCATCGTCCTGGCCCACGGGCCTATCGCTCGCCGCCCAGGGCTATCCTGGTGCGCCCCCGCTCGGCGCGACCAGGCCGACGCCACATACCCTACAGGCCGACTTATCCCGTTCAACCTACCGGGGGGAGAAGGGGTCGTGCTGGAGTTCGGGCACAACTACCTTAGATTCCTCTACAAGGGGGCTTTGGTGCTGGAAACGGCCAAGGCCGTAACTGGAGTCACTAACGGCACAGCCCCTATCATCGGGGTGACATCGCACGGATGGAGCGTCGGGAATTGGGTGTACTTGGCCGGGCTGCCGGGCCTTCCCCGCCTGCACGCGCGGTTCGCCGAAATCACTGCGACGACCACAAACAGCATAACCCTACAGAACACCGACGGCACGCCTTTAGACACCACGGGCCAACCGGCTTGGGTGTCTGGTGGCACGGTGTCCAGGGTGCTTACGTTGGCCACGCCGTACCAAGCGGCGGACCTGGGGGACCTCGGGTATGCCCAACAAGAAGCCGTAATGACGTTGACGCACCCGAACTACCCCGCGTATGAGTTGAAGTATACTAACGTGGCTTTGTGGGTTCTGGCTGCCGTGAGCTTTGCGCCAACGTTGCCCGCGCTTACGGGGCTGGCGGTCGTTGCTACCGTAGCGCAGGCCAACTTCCTGACGCCGCAGGTCTACTCGGTGACCAGCCTCGCCGGCGACGGGGTGACGGAATCTAGCCTTGTTGCCGCGGTGGGTACTAACAACAACCTAGCGCTGGCGGGTAACTTCAACACCGTAACCTGGAACGCGGTGGCGGGCGCCCTGCGGTACTATGTGTATAAACACCAGGGTGGGGAGTACGGCTTCCTCGGGCAGGCCAACGGCACTAGTTTTACAGACAACAACATCCTGCCGGACCCCCTTAAACGACCGCCGACGCAGTTAACCGATCTCAATACCGCCGCTGGAAATTACGCCAGGGTGGCAGCGTACCACGAGCAGCGGCGATGGTTCGGAGGAACAAACAACAACCCGCAGGCCATAGTGGCCACACGCCCCGGCGCTTATAACAACCTTACGGCATCCCTTCCGACGCAGGACGATGATGCGTTTGAGTTCCGGCTGGCGTCTCCTACACTTGACGCTATCTATCATATGGTGCCCCTTGCGGACCTGTTGGTGTTTACCACCAGCGGCGAGTGGCGTGTGTACTCGGATAGCGGGAGCGTAACGCCGGCTAACATTACCGTAAAACCGCAGTCCTTCGTCGGCGCGTCAAAGACCAAGCCGATAACCGCGGCTAACGCGGTGTTGTTCGTGCGGGCCAAGAGCGCGCGCTTGATGGAGATAAAATACGCTTGGGAAGCAAACGCCTTTAACACAATAGACGTGTCCCTGTTGGCCCCCCACTTGTTCAGCCAACACACAATAACAGACATGGCGCTGGGGGTTGATGGGGAACCTGTTGCGTGGCTGACCCGAGAAGACGGCAAGATGCTGGGCATGACCTACGTGCCTGAGCAACAGGTGTACGCCTGGCACCAACACGACACGGTAGGTGGGTTCGTGGAGTCAGTCTGCGCGGTCCCGGAGGGGGAGGGGAACGTTACCTATGCGCTGGTACGCCGCACCATAAACGGCCAAAAAGTGCGGTACGTTGAGCGACTACGCTCCAGGTACTTTTCAAACCAGAGGGACGCGTTCCACGTAGACTGCGGTGTCACATACAACGGCGCGCCAACTACGACCATAAGCGGCTTGCACCACTTGCAAGGCGCCACAGTGGACATCTTGGCCGATGGCGCGGAGCACGCGCAGCGGGTCGTAACAGACAGCACGGTAACGCTCGACTACGCGGCCAGTGTGGTGCACATCGGTATTCCTATGGTTTCAGACGCGCAGTTGCTGCCGGCGGTAGACGAGGGCGAGCCAGCCCGGTTTCAGGGCGCTTTAAAGAACGTTAACCGCATCTGGGCGCGCGTGGCCAGCAGTGTTGGCTTAGCTGCGGGTCCGTCTTTTGACAAACTGCGCGAATACCCCCTGCGTGACGTTACCACCCCGTACGACACGGCGCCCCCGCTGCGCACCGGCGAAATTAAGCTGGAGCTGACTCCGACTTGGAGCACAGACGGCTCGGTGGTGTTCCGGCGCACTGGGCCGCTGCCCCTGACAATCGTGTCGGTGACGTTGGAGACTGAAGGCGGTGGCTAAGGCGACGTACCGAAAAGCCACCGAGGCGGACGCCTACGTCCTGGCCCGAAATATGCGCGAGCCAGACGTTCGCGAGTGCTGGGCGTCCGGCAGCACGCCGCTGGAGAGTGCACTGGAGGGGTTGCGGGACTCGGACCATTGCTGGGCGTTGGACCTGGACGACGAGCTGGCGGCCCTGTTTGGCGTTGTGGCCAACAGCCTCCTGTCCGACCGCGCTGGCCTTTGGCTGCTAGGAACCGCTGTCGCCAACCAGCACAAGCGCAGGTTCACCCTTGCCATAGGAGGCGCCGTAGAGCAACTGCTTGAGCGGTACGTATATCTGACTAATTCGGTTCACATAGCCAACGAATCTGCGGTAAAATGGTTGAGGTTCGCCGGATTCACGCTTTGTCCGCCCACCCCTCGCCCGCCTCACGGGGAGTTGTTCTCAACTTTCTACAAGGTACGATGATATGTGTAGCACAAAACTCCTTAAACCGGCCCTTGAGTTCGCCGGCCCCGTGCTAGGCATAGCCTCCGCGGGGCTGTCGGCCGTTGGGGAGCACAAAAGCGCCAAGGAGGAGAAGGCCCAGCTCCAAGCCCAGAAAAAAGCTGCTGAGTACGACGCCCGAGCGGCGGAGGAAAACGCACGGGATTCTATCTTCCGGGGCGAAATGGCCGCGCAGGCGGTGCGCCGCGCCGCCGACCAGACCGGGGGGGCGCAGCGGGCGGCCTTCGCCGGCGCCGGGGTGGATGTTAACTACGGCACCGCCGCGGACCTTCAGGACGAGACCAACTTCTTCGGCCAGGTAGACGCCTTGCGTGAGCGCCACAACGCCGCCAACGAAGCCAAAGGGCTTCGACAGCAAGGAGAGCAGGCGATGCAGCAGGCTAGCGCGTACGGCAAGGCGGCGAAAAACGTAAACCCGCTGCTGAACGCCACCACATCTCTTGTAGGAGGCCTCGCCCCTGTGGCGGAGAAGTGGTATTCGCGTAAGGCAAATACGTAATGCCCCGCGTACCCGTATACGGGGACGGAACCGGCCCCCAGGTAAGGGCAAACCCCCTTAACGCCCCGGCTTTGCCGGCGCTTCGGGTAGCCACGAACGGCGGTGACAACTTCAAGCGCGTCGGCGCGGCGTTGGGCGCGGCGGGTGCGGCGGTAGACGAAATACAGCAGAACAAGGCCATCATCCGCGCGGGCGAGCTGGAGGTGGAGGGTCAGACTGGGTGGATAGACGAACAGAACAGGCTCATAAGCGAACGCGCCGGAGCCAAGGCCGCGGGCGTAGGCGAGGACGTAGACAAGTATTGGAACACCTTCCGGGAGAGCAAACTGGAAGGCCTGGACTGGCAGGCAGCACAGCTCGCCAGCCGGGCGTTGACCCAGGCGCAGCTCCGCTCGAAGGCGTGGGCCGCCGGGTTCGAGCGCACTGAGCTGGCCAGCGCTGCTGAGACGGCGCACAAGGCGTCCAAGCAACTGGCCATCGACACCAAAAGCACGGACCCAGCAGTGCTGGCCGAAGCGGCCGCGCAGCTTCGCGAGCGCAACGCCAACTGGGGCGCGGTCAAGGGGCTGCCCCCCGAGGCTGTCCAACAGGCCACCTTGTCTGACCTCACCAAGCTGCACATTAACGTGCTCACACGCCTGGCCAACGACCCGATCAACCCGGAGCGCGCGCAGAAGTACTACCTTGAGCATGCGGGGGAGATCAACGACCCCGGCGGCCAGATCAAGAGCACGGTAGACGAAGCCGTTGGTATCGGCACCGCGCAGCAGGTGGGCATGGACACGGCTAGCAAGTTCTCGTACTTGCAGACCGCGCAGGCCGCGAAGGCCATCCAGGCGCGCGAGGACTTGAGCACGAAGCAGAAGGAGACTGCCATTGCGCGCATGGAGCACATGCACGCTATTCAATCGGCGGACCAAGACGCGGCCGACCGCAAGTCTTATGAGCACGCGCAACTTTTGTACGAGCGCGATGGTGTGGTCCCCCCAGCCGTGCTGGCCCGGCTAGACGACGGCGCTCAGGCAGCGTTGCTGCGCCAGCAGAAGGCGGACACCAAGGCGCTGTTGAACCAGCCGGTGCGCACCGATTACGCTGTGTACGGTGAGCTGGCGCGAAAAATCCATGACCCGGCGGTTGACCCCGCGACGATAGAGCTGAACCGATATTACGGGGCTATCGCCAACGGGGACTTGGCCAAACTGCAAACCATGCTGACCGACCGCATGACCGACACCACAGGGGATGCGGCCGAGACCGAGCAGCAGTTGTCAACGTACGTGTCGCAGTTGGATGTACCCAGCAACAAGGAGAGCGCCGCTCAGGTCAGGGGGGCGTTCCGCGCGCACGTTCACCGCCAGATGCAGCTTTTTATCAGCGAAAGCGGGCGCAAGCCGCGTTTTAGCGAGCGCGAGGACATAATAAGCCGTGCGCTCATACGCGAACGTGACAGTTGGTTCCGCCCTGAGCGGTACGCGTTTGAAGTGGCAGGAGACCC